CGGTTCTGGTTCAGATATTGCAACAGGAATGGTCGTAATCTGGGATTTTGATACATCAGACTCACCAGCAGGCTCAATGTATGACGATACTGCTATGTGGGTTAAAACGTGTAATGATGAATCAAGTCCTTGGACAGCAGGTGTAACTTCAATAGGGCAAGGTATTGCTAATGGAGATGTAGGTAGAATCATTATCCGCGGGCCGGCAGTTGTTCATAGAGCAGTAGAAGGGACAGCGGTTACGGTTAATACATTTGTTTCGATTGGAGCTACAGGTTATGTTGAAGATGAAGTTGCAGGTGGTGATGAATCTATCCTTGGTGTCGTTATTAAAGCAAGTGCGGCTAATAATGATATTGAGGGAAATGTAGGTTCGGGTTCTTCTTTAATTTGGATTGACCCAACATTATCTGATTCTTAATTAGTAATAATGAGGTAAGGGGAGGGAAGGATTCCTTCTCTCCCCTTATTTATATGAGAATATTATTAATATTAATTCTATTATTCTTATCAGGTTGTGCTTATCCACGGTTTAACCCTGGTGGTGACAGTGGTAGTAAAACAGAATACTTTTGGGGTAAAAGGACTTGTTCTATTTGCCATAAACAATGTGGATTTTTTAAGTTAATGAATGGAAAAAAAGTTATATGCGCGGATTGTTACGAAAAACTATATAAGGGCAGATGATTAATTTAATAACATTATTTTTTGGTTTATTACTATGGGGCGGGTTTTTCTTTAGACAAATAGATTGTTGGCATTCACAGGGGCATTTTGTACAAATTGCAATACTAATATTATTTTCTTATTCGTTTTTTGTAAAACAAAAGAATGTTCAAATATTGAACAAGGCATTAGGAGCATTTATTTGTTGGGCCGGATTAATTACATCTTATAGCTGGATAAAAGTGTTTGCTGAATCAAGCCATTATCCAGTTAAGATATTCATGCCATTTTTTAATTTATTATGTATGATAATACTTTATAAATTAATAATAGAACATCTTAATCAGAATGGAATAGAAAAGATATTAACATGGTTAAAGTATAGCGTAATAATCATGTTATTTTATTGCGCCGCGCAATATTTTAGGCTTGATGAATTTTATAAAGGATTTTCAGGGCATGATGAGTTAGTTGGTACTATAGGTAATTCAATGCACTTGTCAGGATTACTCGCTATTTTACAACCGTTGTTTTTTAAAAAAAGTATAGAAAATATTTTATCATTGTGTCTTATTTGGATATTGATTTTGTTAACAGGTTCAGCTTCTGGATTAGTCGCGGCTATATCAGTAATATTATTTTGGTTTTGGTTTAAAAACCGTAAATTAGCAATATCTTGTTTTATAGTATCAATCATTTCTTTAATCACTTTACATTTAACAAACCCAACATTTTTTTACAATTCACAAAGATTTGAGATATGGAAAAGAGCATTTGAATATATAAAAAATAAGTTTATTACTGGATATGGTTTAGGGACTTTTGGTATAGCTAATATCTATCCTGAAGGAGCATTTTGGCAGCATTCACATAATGAATATTTACAAATAGTTTTTGAAATAGGGTGTATAGGATTAATTTTAATTATATGGGTTATATTAGATTATTATAAAGTTTTTAAATCATTGAAAACAGATTTATCGCTAAGGTTAGCAAGTATATTTTTTGGATTTTGTTTATTGAATTTAGTAACTTTTTTCGGTCATTTATGGATTACAAGTTGTATAGCAATATTAGTATACGCTGGAATTTATTGTTTGAAAAATGAGGAGTTAAACCAATGCGCACTCGTTTAGAATTTAGACAAAGAATAGCTGTTGATACAAGAGAAACACAGATTAATTCTACTATAGAAGAATATCTAAACCAGACTTTACAGGAAATTCAATCTCCTGCTTGGGCGTTTGAACAAGTATCACCTATGCGCGGGTATGCTCATAAATGGTCGTTTAACCGCAGGAAGTATACACTTACTACAACAGAAGATATCGAATTTTATCAATTACCACGTGATGTTGATAGTATTGGATTAATTAGACAGACTTCTACTCCTACAAAAATAAAGTTTATACCAGATAATTTATTTTATGATTTTATCCCTAACCCTACCGCTACTGGAAATCCTAAATGGTATAGGTTATGGGAAGAAGAAGGGGTATTGGTTAGATTATCTGCTGATGATAGTATAGAGGTATTATCTTCTTCTGCAGAAGACACTACGCAAACTGTTAGAATAACAGGTATTGATAGTAACGGATTACCTCAAACAGAAAGTCTTACTTTAACTGGAACAACGGTTGTTAATGGAGCTATCACATGGAACGCGGGAGATGTATTAAGAATATCAAAATCCGCCGATACTACAGGAATTATTACTGTAAGAAAAGCTACAGCAGATACCACGCTTGTCCAATTATCTCCTACTGAAAGAATGGCTAGATTTAAGATTATTTCTTTTTATCCTATTCCTTCGTCTGAATTATCTTTATATATAGAGTTTTTTACCTCTATCAGAAGGCTAGAAGGTGATGATGATGTGCCGGATATACCAGAAAAATGGTTTTGGGTAGCTAAGACAGGCGCAATGGCTAAGGTTTATCAATACCAAAATAAAGAGTCATTATTTAATACTACGCAGTCTATTTATGCAAGTGCTGTAAGGAGTATGGTAAAAGAAGATATGGGGAATACTGATTATATCCCTGTATTAAGGTCGAACTTAAAAAATTATAATAACGGATGGATAAGTTTAGAAGATAATTATACTATAACAGAGGTATAAATTGAAAAAGTTTTTACTAACAGTATTATTCTCTTTATTTTTAACTTTTTGTTTTGGTCAGGAAAAGGCAAAAGTCTTTCCACCTAACGGAATACAGCAATTTCTAGGGCTTGATGATACTTCCGCGGCCCCTATTGTTAAAGATGGCCGTGCTGCTGATATTCAAAATATTACGCTTGATATAACCGGCGCGGCTTCTAAAAGAAAAGGCGTTAGTTTTCATAGCCGGCTAGATACGCTTGCTTTAGTTGATGATTTTGAAGCTGTAACAGGCGGGCATGAAATATATAAATCTACAGGGACAAGAGTAAAATTTGCTACTTGTGGAAATAAATTATTTGCTATTACAACAGCTGGAATTAAGACTGATATAACTAATGGAGTTACAATTACTGAAGGTAAAGATTATAAATGGTTATTTACAACTGCGTTAGATTATGGGATAGGGATAAATAATGTTGATTCTCCGATTAAAACACAAGGGACAGCGGCTACTACATCTGCTTTATCATTTACAGGCCTTTCAGACGCAGTAACAAATGCTAAATGTCTTGTTTGGTGGAAAAATTATCTTATATTTGGTAATACTACTGAAGATTCAGTTATTCATTCCACCCGTATTCGCTGGTCTAATGTAGGGACTATTGAAACATGGTCAGATGATGATTATGTCGATATAGCTGTTTTAGGCGGCCAGCAGATAGAAGGATTCGCGCAACTTTACGACAATTTAATAATATTCCTTACAGACAGTATTTATAAAGTATCTTTAGTTGGTGGAGATGAATTAGTTGCTATAACTAAGATTTCAGAGGGGATAGGTTGTATTGCTAAAAATTCTATCCAAAATATTCAGATAGGTAATTCAGAAGGATTAATTTTTCTTTCCCGCGATAAAACTATAAACTTTTGTGATGGAGTAAAAGTTACTGAAATATCTACTAATATTAGTGAATTAATAGATACTTTATCTTCTGCTAGACTTCCTTATGCTGTAAGTATTGACGACCAAGAATGTGCGCATTATTATCTTGCGTGTGCTACTTTAGGGAATAATGATTTGGTTCTTGATTATCATTATGGTATAGGTGAATGGTCAAAACATATTCAAATAGACGCTAATGCTTTTTTTGTTGCAAATGACGCTAATGAGAAACCGCAAGTTTATTATGGTAATTATAAATCAATAGTTTACCAGATGGTTGACCCTGATAAAGATAGTGATGTAGAAGGTAATTTAGGGGCAATTACAAGCACTGGGACTTATAATACAACAACAGCAACAGGAGCAATAGTTTTATATGATACATCTGCTAATTTTACCGATACTACAGGGGCGATAGTAAGTTTCCTTTCAGGAACAGGTGAAGGGACAGAAGCGGTAGTTGTAGATTTAACTTCTACTACAGGCTTAATAGTTACAGGAATTACAGTAATGCCGGAAGTAGGGACTACTTATTCGACTGGCGCAATAAATTCTTATTATACTACTAAATGGTATGATACTGGTTCTGCTCCAATGCGTAAGAATTTTGGAGAATTATATCTTTGGACTAATTCTGATACATCAGTAAATATGCAGATTTATCATGCCACAGATTTTTCTTCTACTATAACATCAACTGACGCTTCTTTAGGTGGTGAAGGTTCATTGTGGGGGACTGCTATTTGGGGAACTTCGACTTGGTCAGGTTCAACTACTGAATTAAGTATTATTCCATTGAATGTTTCAGGCAGGTATATTAAATTCAAATTTAGTGAAGACAGTATTGATGAACCAATGGAATTGTTAGGGTATAACTTTTTATTTTGGGATTTATCTTACAGATGAAAAAATTTATTTTAGGGGTAATTTTAGGAAGTTTATTAACAAGTGGGATAGTGTATGGATATCGCGCTCCTAAACCTCAAAGAATAACTGATTTTGACCAGAATGGGTTAATAATACTTAATGAAACTTTAGAACAATTATGGAATATAACTAATGGTAGATATTCTATTAATACCACAACTACTAATCCGGATGGTTCATTAAGTGGGAACAGTGGAGATATGATATTGTATAATAACAGCGGGACTTATTATTTAGAAATTTGCGTAGGAGGAACAGTATGGGTAGGCGAACAGTTAACAAATACTCCTTAATTTTATTATTTTTATTTATTCCTAGTATAGTTTTTTCTGCTCCACCGACAAGAACATACGATTATGTTGATGGAGAAACAATAGAACCTTCAGAAGTTAAAATTAATGAAGATAATATATATAATTATCTTTCCCGCGGAGTTGATAAATACTCAAATGGTTCAATAACTACAAATGATATTTTAGATAGTACTATAACAACAAATGATATTTTAGATGAGACTATAAGTAATTCCGATATATCTGCAAGTGCTGGGATTGTAGATACAAAATTAGCTACAATATCAACCGCTGGTAAAGTTAGCGGGACGGCACTTACTGGATTAACAAGTATTCCAAGTGCGGCCGGAGTAATCCCATCGGCTAATTTAACTAGTGTAGCGCAAAAAGGGGCCAATTCAGATATAACTTCATTATCTGGTATTACTACCCCTTTATCGATTGCTCAAGGTGGGACAGGATATACGTCAACAACACACCCAGCATTTTTAGTACGTCCTGCTTCTATTCAAGAAAATGTTACCATCGGAACTTCTGTTATCGTTTTTGGAACAGAAGTCTTTGACCAAGGGGATAATTTTTCTTCAAATATTTTTACCGCTCCGGTTACAGGTATATATTCATTCGCATTTTCTATAAGCTTATATAATGTTGATTCAGCCGCTACTAATTATGCTATTAGGTTAGTAACAGATAACAGAAGTTATAGTTCTGATTTTGACCCAACTAAATTCAGTGCTGATGTTAATCTATGGAGTGTCTCAGGTTCATTCATAACAGATATGGATATTAATGATACAGCTTATATTGCTATTTCACAAGACGCAGGAGCCGCTCAGACTGATATATATACAATAAGTTATTTTTCAGGAGCATTATTGTTTTAATTAGAAAAAACCATTTTATCAAAATAATTTACAATAAATAATACAACAATCGATAAGGAGTAATAAAATGTTAAAAAAAATAGGATTAACAATATTCGGACTAATTTTTATGGTTGGTATAGCTTCTGCTGAAAAGACTATCATAGTAACGCTTATTGATGAGGAATATAAGGCAATGTCTGTTCTTACATCTACACCGGAAGAATGGATTAATAATGCTGCTAAGAATAAAGCAAGAGCAATGATTGATGAGTTGGTTAATAAATATTTAGATAGAAAACTAGAAAAAATTACGTTACAAGAGAAATACGATATTATAAATTCATTAGACCTTGAAAAAGAAAAACAATCAAGACAATAAATGCTTGAAATAATTAAAGATGAACAGGGGAATATTAAAGCTTGTCTTGAATGGTATCTTGTTAATTCATTAGGACAATATGATAAAAATGGAGATATGGTGTGGGTTAATGAATGTGAAATATCTCCACAATATAGAAATAATGGAATAATTAAGAGTTTCACTAAAATCATTATGGAAAAATGTCCACAGGTTAAGTTTGGTTACTTCCA